CGCGCGCGTTCTCGCGCTCGACGTACAGCATGAACAGGGGCTTGATGACGCCCCATTCGCTCGACGTGAGCACCGTGCTGCCGTCGATGGTGTCCACGTCGTCCTGATCGGCCGCGACGCCCGACAGCTGCCCCCATGCGGAGAACTGCCGGGCGGCGGTGACGGCCAGCTCCTTCACCTTGTCGTCCTCGATCACGAGGCCGAAAGCCCAGTTGACCGAGATGGCCAGATCGTCAAGCGTCACGATTCACCCTTAACGGTTGCCGGGCAGGGTTTCGCCGAAGTAGTGGAAGAACATCGTGCCGGAGATGGTCAGCACCTGCGAACGGTTCTCCCAGTCGCGGTCCGGGTTGTCCGTATTGATGAAGCAATCGGCGATCCGGCAGGCGCGCGAGTAGCTTTCCATCGTGCCCTCGTAAACCGTTGCGTTGAACGTGCCGCCGGTCGCAAGGATGGCCGCGAGGGCGGCTTCGGTATGCCCCTTTTCGGTCTCGTAGATCGTGATTTGGCCTTGCTGGGCCGTTTCGAGCTGCTGGGGTTGCCAGCTCTTGCTGCCGTTCGGACCCGGCACTTCAATTTCACCGGCCGTCGAGAGCATCGGCCATGGGAACTGCTTGATCAACAGGCGCGTATGCTCGAAGCCGTCGATGACAAACATCGCGTCACTCGAAACAGCTTTATTGCCCAGCGCCCTGACTTGTGCATACGATTGCGCGAGATACGCGCCGGTAGAAACGGTCATGCTCGTCACCCTTCATGTGGACTTTCAACGGGTCCACTGTACGGCTCGACCCCGCCGGCCCCGGCTGGCGTTTTCCTAATGCCCCGTCATGCCGCCGGTTGCGATGTGCGCGAGCCGGCGGTCCTTCACGTCTTGACTGGTGAGGGAATCGTTCGCCACCGTCACCACCTGCTGCGGCTTGCTGTTGAGCTGCACTGGCACGTCCACGCGGGGCGCTTGCGGCGGCAGGGGCGCGGGGGCCGTAGCGCCCGGCGGGATGAGTGGGGCCGATTTCGCCGAGGGCAGGGCGGGGGCAGGCGTCGCGGCCGGGATGCTGGGCGAGGCATCAGAAACCCGCGTCACGCCGACCTTGAAACTCTCGAATTTCTTCATACCATCCTGAAGAACACTCAACTCTTGGGGCGACATGTCGCCGATTTTCTTGCCGCGCAGGTCGATGCCCTTGGCGTCGGCCGACTTGTAAATACTGCTCGCGTAGGCTTGCACGTTGGACTTGCCAGAATAGTCGGAGACGGCATACTTCGGCAGCATCTCTTCGATGGTCTTGTTGCCGTGCGAGTTCTTCAGCAGCTGCGCCTGCGCGGCGCGGCCCGCGCTCTCCGAACTGAAGATCGCATTGCCCCACTGGTCGAGATCGACCACCTCATTGCCGTATGCCTTCTTGGCCGCACTCAGGGCGGCGTCTTTCGACCGCTTGGATTTCGATGTCCGGTCCGCGCTGCCCGCATATTCAAATTTCAGGTTGCCGGGGTTGTTGTTGCGCCACGAGACGGTACCGCCGTCGCGCACCTCGGTCGCGCCGTCCTGACGCTCGTAGACACGCGTGGTGCCCTTCGCAGAAAGCAGGCGGCCAATCGGGGCGACCGCGCCCGCCGCCCAGTCCTTCGCGGCGCTCAGGCCCGCCCCGGCCCGTTCTTTCGCCGCAGTCAGGCCCGCGCCAGCGCGGTCGGCCAGCTGCTTCGCGCCACCGGCCACGTCGATGCCGGTTTTCTCTTTGATGAAGTCGTTGGCGACTTTGCCGGCCTTGCTGACGATCCCCAGCTTGTCCGCCACCATGTCCACCAGCTTGCCGGCCAACTCCTTCACCTTGTCGCCGACCGCAGCCCAGCCGGCGGCAATGGCGGTGATGATGGCAGCACCCATCGGGCTGAAGATGAACCCCGCCACGTCCTTGATGATGCCGAGGATGCCGCCGTCGCCACCGCCGCCAGCGTGAATCCCGCCGATGGCGCGCAGCTCGGCGCGGTCGAACTCCCGGTCTTCCTTGCGCATGATCTTTAGCTGGCTGAAGATGCGGCGGTACCACGGCAGCGCTTCGTCCGATTTCTCGCGCTTCACACCCCGGCCGATGACGGCCTTGCCCACTTCGCCGATGGATTTCAGCGGTCCGCCTACCAGATTGCGCAGCTCGTTAGCCGCCTCGATGGCCGGGTCGATCTTTTCCAGATCGCCGCCACCCCCCGCATGTCCGGAAACGGCCGTTTTCAGCCTCGACAGCAGCCCGTCCTTGTCGCGGCCGTTGCTGCCGCCTTCCGTATTGTCGCCGCCAGAGCCGAAGCGTCCGCGCGCGTCGCGCGTCTGCGACGAGCCGGCCGCCTGTGCGCTACGCTCGCGGTTGGCGTGTGATGCCTCGGCGCGCTGCTCCACCGCTGCTTGCTGGGCCTGCTGGCGCGTCAGCTGGCGCACGGCACGCTCCACCGGGTCGCCCGCACGCTGCGCGCTGGAGATGAAGCGGCCCCGGCTGTCCCGCGCGCGCTCGGCGCTGCTCGCGGCGCTGCGCGGTCCGGCAGGCGATGAAGCGACATTGCCGCGTACGGCGGCCGATGCGGCGCGCGGCGCGCCGGCATTCGGATTTGCCGAACGCGCGCGCTGGAGCACGTTGGATCGCACCTGCCCCTTGAGCAGCCGGATCACAGTCGACGTGTCACGCTTGATCGCCTTCAGGGCCGGCGTCATCTCGTCGGCATGGAGCCGGCGGTCGGCGATGAGAAACCCATTTTGATCTGCGTTCATCAGCTTCCTTGGAACATGAAGGTATCGAATTCGGTAAATACGAGCTGGAGCTGCTGCAAGCCCTCTTCGCTGCGCGACAGCTCCGTTTCCAACGACGTGGCGCGCATCGTAAACTCGGTTTCGTAGCCGCCGAATGTCCTCATCACCTCGTCATTGACGGCGGATTCAACCAGCCGGATGCCGATGAGGTAGTCGGCTGGCAAGCCCACGGTACCGTCGGGGTGCGCAACCTGCTTTGCCTTGCCGTCGAACCACCCGCGAATCGTGCCGGCGGCGTCGTCAAACGTCGTGATGCGCATTTCCACCCGCTCGGAACCCGTCACCATGTCCATGACGGCCATCCCGATAGGCTTGGCCTCGCTGCTGATCGTCCACGGCCCGAAATTGACGTCCGTGGCGAACATGTTGAACGTCTTGGAAATGTCGCCGTAGCCCTTGGGCGGGTTCGGATCGCGTATCTCGAAGAACCACAGGTTTTTGCGCGCGTGGTTCCCAGCACGCACCTCTGCCGCGATCCGGGCGGCCTCCAGCGGCGTCAGGCCGCCCAGAAGCGGGTTCGGGTTCGCCTCGAAATAGAGGTGCGCGGCGGTCGGGTTGGACAGTGGGGATTTGATCCCGAGCTTTTGGCGGATCGCGTTCACGCCAGCGCCCAGAAGCGCGTTCGCGTTGCCCTGTTGGATGGCGCGCACAACACCGGCCGCGCCCGGCGCGAGCTTGCCCACGGCGGCCCCGATGACGGCGTTGCCGGCCGCGCGGCTGGCGATGGTCGTGCCGATGCTGCTCACGCTGGACGACAGCTTTTGGCTGAGCAGGTCAAAGAGGCTCATTCTTCGTCTCCGATGTCGCCGCCGGGGGCGTCCTTGTTCGCGCCCCCGAGTCCACCACCGCCCCCGCCACCCCCTTCACCGAAGCCGCCGCCGCCATCCTCGGCCGGCGGCTCCGTCATGTTCTCCACGATGAGGTCAGCCTGCTCCTCGTCCAGCAGCATGATCTTGGTCAGGATTTCTTTCTGGCCCGGCTTCTTCATGCGCAGGTCGCGCAGCTGGGCGAGGGTTTGCGTCAGCAGCATGCCGCTGTTCATGGCCTCGTTCTTGGTTTTCTGCCTTTCGGTTTCGAGGGCGGAAATCGTGCCGTAGAAGTTCACCATCCACGGGCGCTCGTTCGGCGCGAACACGGTCCCGTACTTGTGGTAGGTGTGGACGTCGATGATCTGGTTAAAAAACTCGGTCAGGCCCACCCGGATCAGGCGCGAGCGCTCGGCCGCCTGCGCGGAGGTGCGGAAGAATCCGCCGTCGCCCAGACCGCCCGACAGCAGCTCGGCGAAGCCCAGCATGGACAGGTCAATGCCGAGCGTGGCGGACAGCAGCTTGGCGTAGAACATCACGTCCTCGATGCTGATCGTGCCGCTCGGGCCGCGCCCGCCGCCGCCGGTCAGGCTACCGGCAACCGCCGTGACCTGCTTTTCCCCGTAGACCGGCAACAGGTTGTAGATGCGCTGGAGGAAGGGCTTGCGGCTGGCAATGGCCTCCTCCGCGCGTTTTTTCGACGCCATGAAGATGTTCTTCATGTTCGCCATGTATGACTTGCGCTGCTCCTTCGTCATGCCGTCCATGTTCACGGTCAGCAGGGATTCGTCCATCGAATCGAGAATGCGTTGCCCGGACAGGCCGACAAGCGCCGTCGAAAGCATGTCGTAGGGGTCTTCCGCGCTGTCGAGGAACGAGCCGCCGGCCAGCGAGGGCAGCAGCGGCAGCTCGTTGAGGTCTTCCTCGGCCAGCGCCAGCCGGATCGACTTTTCCATGGCGCGCACCTGCGGAACGTAGACCATGCGCGGCATCTTCAGGCGGGCCATCTGCATCAGGCTCAGGCGCTCGGTGAAGCGCGGGCCGGCGGCGACCACGTAGCCCACCGTCGTGTTTCCGCGTTCGTAGGACGTCACCATGGCCGGGTGCACGATTTCATCCACCAGCACGTCGACCACGCCGCGCTTGCCATCGGTGTAGACCCGTCCGTACGCATCGCCGAAACCCGCGCCATTGAACCCCACCGTGTAGGCAATGCGGTTGAAGATGGGGCACAGGTCGCCCCGGATTTCTTCGACCATCTTCTGCTTGGCCTTGTCGTCCTTGAACGCCGGGTTCCCCTCCAGAAAAACGACGTCGCCCGATGTCTCGTGCCCGCCGAGAGCGGCCGTGACGTGCAGGCGCAGTGCAGTCGAGATGATCGGGTCCGAGACCATTTCGATGCGCT